AATCTAATCCTGCTTTGGCTGATATGAACAAGATCAATGCAAGCCTAATTTCACTTGGCAAGGACATGGGTTTGTCCGCTCCGCCTGGAATTGATGGAAAGGGCACGGGATATGATCCTGATGATCTGCTTTGATTCATAACAAGTATGTTGATGATTACATCAAGGGTTATGAAGAAGGACACTTGCTGTTTAATAAGGAACGTATTCAGCTTGTTGATTATCTAAAAAAGTCTGTGCTATCTGACGACACACTGCATTTTGACAACGAACAGATTGAGAATTGCATTAAGTTCAGCGAGAAGTGGTTTTTCAAACTTCAGCCGTTCCAAAAGTTCTTGATTGCGTTCGTTTTTTTGTATCACGAAGACGGGACCAATTATTATGAAGACTTTTTGTGGATGATGGGTCGTGGGTCCGGTAAAAATGGGCTAATCTCTGCGCTCGGCACATTTTTGATTTCGGAGTTCAAAGGGGTTCGTGGATATAACGGATCGATCATTGCCAACAGCGAAGAACAGGCGAAGACATCAGTAGCCGAAATAAAAGACGTCGTGGACAGCAGCCCAGCACTTGGTCGCGCGTTTTACGCGACAAACACCCAGATCAAATCGCGCCGGACAAACTCGACGCTTAAATATCGGACATCAAATGGTAACACCAAGGATGGTTTGCGAGACGGGTTTGTTATTTTTGACGAGATTCACGAATACCAAGACGATTCTAATGTAAAAGTGCACTTATCTGGCCTTGGCAAGAAGGCCAACCCCCGTGTTTTCTTCATTGGGACCGATGGATACGTTCGCGATGGGTTCATTGACACCAAGAAGAAACAAGCGGAAAGCGTTTTGAAAGGCAAGGCGGCGCCTGATTTTCTGTTCCCATGGATTTGCAAGATTGACAGTGAGGACGAAATAGACAATCCCAGGATGCGGGAAAAGTCAGTGCCAATGATCGTTAAGCCCTTGTCCACATACGGAAAAACGTTATACCGGCAGATTAAAAAAGACTACGACGCATTGGTGGAGGCGCCAAGCGGCCGTGAAGAGTTTTTGACCAAAAGGATGGATTACCCCAGCCAGGCGATGAACAGTAATGTGGCGCCCTGGGAAGAGATTTTAGCGACCAATCAGCCAATCCCCAAAGATATTGATGGCCGAGAAGCGATTGGAGCTGTGGATTTCGCCAGTGTACGAGATTTCATTGCTGCCGCCGTTACCGTTCGTTATAAGGACAAGCTGGTGACCGTCGAAAAGCAATGGGCGCGAAAAGGATTCTGTGACAAATATTACGCATACAGTCGCAAGGAACGGATTGCCACACCTAATCAGCGAATCAATATTCCTCTGCACGACTGGGAACGTAGCGGCCTGGTTGAAGTCATCGACGAGCCGTTGATGGACCCGAAACATGCGCTGGAATGGATGCAACAGATGGCTCAGCAATTCAACATCAAAAAGGTGGTCATGGATAATTACCGAGCCCAGATTATGCGAAAAATGTTTGAAGACGGTGGCTTCGATGTAGATATTATTCACAACCCTACTTCAATCGACGGGTTGCTCGCATCGATTATCGACGATGGGTTTCCGCGCCACAGATTTATTTGGGGAGACAATCCAATGCTTCGCTGGAACACACAGAACGTGCTGGTAAAGGTAAACAAGGCGAACGGAAACAAGTCCTATGAGAAGAAAGAGGAAACTCGTCGTAAGACGGATGGTTTTAAAGCATTTGAATATACGTTGTACCGAGTAAATGAGTTATCCGATGTGGACGTCAGCGAATCGCTGGCGTTTTTGAATGACCTCGACTTCTGAAAGGAGGTGAAAGCGTGAACTTCAACTTATTTGATCTGTTTACTCAACGAAAAGATGCYAGTTTTGCYTATGATCTTGATTTAATTGGCGGACAGCAGACGCAAGTTTACCTGAAACAGTATGCGTTRAATACGTGTGCTTCTTTTTTAGCCAGAACGGTTTCTCAGTCCGARTTCAAAACTAAAAAYGMTRCGCTTTATTACAAGCTAAATGTCCGACCAAACTATAATCAAACAGCAAYGAGCTTTTGGCAGGAACTGATCTTTAAACTCATTACAGATAATGAAGTGCTGGTCGTTCAGGAYGATACAGGCGACCTACTGATTGCTGACAGCTACGTTCATAATGTCAAGGCGGTATATCCTGATACATTTTCTGGAGTGGTGGTCAATGACTATCAGTTTCAGCGTGTGTTTGGAATGGATGACGTTTGGTTTATCAAATACAACAAYGACAACCTAACCACATACACAAATCAGTTGTTGTCCGACTATGCTAATTTATTCAGCCGCATGATTAGTTTTGCCATGCGTAACAAGCAGCTAAGAGCAACGGTGGATTTCTCAGGCGTTACAAGTTTTGACAGCCAAACGCCTAAAGATGATRCGAATGGCAATAAGAAAGAGAATCCAGCTCAGAAATTCATTGATAAGCTCTTTAGTGCATTCAGAGACAACGACATTGCAATTGTGCCTTTACAAAAGGGTATTAAGTACGACGAAGTTTCGAGCCAGTATAGTGGCGCAGATCAGGCATTTTCTGACATTACTGCTGCACGTAAAGAGGCAGTTGACAGCGTTGCGGAGATTCTAGGAATTCCACCAGCMTTGATCCACGGTGCACAGGCGGAAGTTGATCAGAATCAACAAGRATTATTGAATTTTTGCATTGCTCCGCTTAATCAAAAAATTGAGGATGAGTTAAATGCCAAGGCTGTAAGCCAGTCTTCATATGATCAAGATAAGGTCACCGTTTGGGGACTGAATAAGCCTAATGCTCTTAATCTTAGCGATGCAATAGACAAGCTAGTATCAAGCGGCGTATACAATCGTGAYACTGTGCGAAGCTGGTTTGGCGATGATCCAATTCCAGACGGAAGCGGCCAAAAATATTACATCACAAAGAACTATGAGGAAGCAACGAAGGGAGGTGATAATGATGACGACAGTAATTCCAATTAACACTCAGCTTGTTGATGATGAGACTGCGAGTGTCATGAAGTCGTGGGGRCTGGATTTAGTAGCTCCGAACGCGATCCGCGAAATGCTTCCGACTGATAATTCAGACGTTGTAGTCGAAATTGATAGTCCAGGTGGATTGGTTACCGCMGGAAGCTCAATTGCGACGCTTTTGAAAGACTATCCCGGAACTGTAACGGCTAAGATTATCGGTCAGGCAGCATCTGCAGCTACAGTAGTAGCACTGTCAGCTGACAAGATTATGATGGCACCAACGGCAACATTCATGATTCACCGTGTGTCAGTYTCTGGTATTTCTGGTAACTCCGGTGATCTTGACAAGTACAGCGATGTTCTTTCAATGCAAGATAAACAATTYGCTAACYTGTATGCATCAAAAACTGGAAAAACAGYTGATGAGATGCTCAAGCTRATGRCRGAYGARACGTATATGTCAGCACAACAGGCCAAAGATATTGGATTTGTTGATGAAATTATGTTTGAGGAACAGCCTACCTTGGTAGCGGGGCCAAAAACSATGCTGACAAAAGAGATCGTTGATGCTCTTAAGGAGTATCGAGAAATCAAGGACAAGCCAACAGAACCGGCTGTAAAGATTGACACCGATGAGCTTGCTGAAAAGCTTGCAAACAAATTAAACCCTCATAAGGAATCTAAGCAAAGCAAGTTTGCAGGGTTCCTTTTTTAATACGAAAGGAGTCATAAAAATATGACTATGAGCTTTAAGAATTTAGATACCTTTGCGGAAAAACAAAAGGCATTCGCAGACATTGTCAAAAGTGGTGGTGGTGCTGAAGCCCAAGGCAAGGCGTTTGGTGAAATGATGGACGCGCTGTCCACTGATCTCAATAGCTTCCAAGAAAAACTTAAGAATAAGACCCAAGAGGAAATTGATAACATCATTGCAGCCAACACCGGTGATGTGAAGATGACACAAGATGAAGTTAAATTCTTCAATGATATCTCGACTGATACTGGTTTCAAGAACGATCAGCTTATTCCACAAACCACTGTGGATAAGATTTTCGAAGATCTGACTTCTAATCACCCTCTGCTGCAAGCGATTGGTTTGCAGAACAACGGTGTGCGCCTGAAAATCTGGAAATCTGATGCTACAGGTGCCGCTGTATGGGGCAAGATTTTCGGCGACATTCAAGGTCAGCTTGATGCTACGTTCACGTCTGTTGACGCAGAGATGAGCAAACTGACAGCATTTGTTGTGCTGCCTAATGATCTTGATTCATTCGGTCCGGCATGGGTACGCACATATGTTACTACCCAAATCACCGAAGCGTTTGCGGCCGCATCTGAATCTGCTTTTGTCGATGGCGATGGTAACAGTAAGCCAATTGGGCTTGATCGCGATCCGTCAAAAGGTGCCACAGCTGCTGGCGTGACAACCTATCCTGTTAAGGCTGATGCCGGTACCGTGACCCTCAAGGACGCTGACACAGCCAAGTTTGAACTAATGACCATCATTAAGGCTCTGTCCAAGAAAGCAAATGGCAAGCCTGTAGTTGCACGTGGAAACACCATTTTGGTTGTACAGCCAGGTGCTTCGCTTGATTTTGAACGTGCAATGACCATGCAAAACGTTAATGGTCAATGGGTATATGCGCTRCCATATGGCATTCAGATCATCGAATCTCAGTAYGTTCCAGATGGWAAGGCTATTGCTTTTGTTAAAGGCCGTTATGACGCATACATGGCTGGTGGYTTRAACATCTCTGACTTTAACCAAACRTTGGCCATTCAGGACGCAATCCTGTTCACYGCTAAGCARTTCTTCTATGGTGCGCCAGCAGAYAGTAATGCTGCGCTTGTCTATGCRCTGAATATCGCTGCGCCAAGTGCTTCCACAACTGGTGGGACGGGAAACTAGTATCCCCCGGCGTAACGGGGGTAGACAGCAACTCAACCGTTGCACAGCTGAAGTCATATCTTGATTCAAAGGGAATCAGTTACCCAAGCAATGCATTAAAGGCCGATTTACAGAAACTTGCGGGGGTGACATCAGATGAATGATGATCAGATTGAATCACTTTTGACGGAMTTTAAATCKCGAATGAGCATTTACCACTCGTCAGAAGACGCTGAGCTTAAAAACATGCTGCAGGCCTCGTACGATGCAGTTAATCGCATGACTGGAGTGTCTRATATCACCAATAATCAATTCAAAGAGCTTGTCATTGAACGCACCAGGTATGTCTACAATGATCAGGCTGAATTTTTCGAAGACAACTTTCTGTCTACGATTATCGGCTTGAACCTACAAGCATATGGCGAGGAGGACGATGACAATGGTTAGTCGTCCAAGCTTTCAGTATCAGGCTCCAAAAGTTGATAGTGGAAAATTAAGAATACCGATTCACTTCTATGYTCAAGATGTTGGTGATTCACCGGAGCCAACAGACATTGAGCCTAAAGAAGTGTTTTTTTGTCTTTGCGATGCCTATTCGCCAAGCAATAAGGACAAGGTAGTTCTTGATAGCCACGAGGTTGACCTGGGCGTCACTGTGATTATTCGCGATACCAAGGGTGAATTCATTCCTAACAACAAAATGACAGCGTTTATTGAAGATTCTCGCTATCAGGAAGTTAAGGAATGGCAGATTGAAGAAGTTCGCCATGATTTTGAAGCCAACAGGTTCATTACGCTGGTATTGGGGGCGAAGCAATGACAGYAACTTTGGACRTTAAAGGTTTAGAAGACTTAGAAAACAAACTCAGTCAAAAATTTAGTGATCGCAAGGTTGCTAAATATGTCAACAACGCGTTAACCATCGCTGGCCGGTATGCAGTTGTTGAGCTTAAGCAAGCTGCGGCAAGCTATCGAGACACTGGCGCAACAGTAAATGAAATTACTGCGGGCAAACCACGGCTTCGTGGTGGGGTTCGCAATATCAAGATTGGGTGGTCTGGTGATGGTTCAAAACAACGGTGGCGCTTAGTTCATCTMAACGAGTTTGGGTACACCCGAAATGGGCGCACGTATGCTCCGAGGGGCTTAGGAAAAATTCGGTCATGCTATGATGAAATGCAGCCGAAGCTGAAAGAGCTAGAAGCGGCTGAATTGAGGAAACTGCTATGAAAGACATGCTGAACACGATTTATACAGAGATACGTGGTGATCCGCTAGTATCTCAGTACCCGATTAAGTATTACGACTATCCAGAGGCAGCTTCTAAGAAAACGTTTGTTCTCATCAAACCATTATCTCCTCCAACAGCTGCTTTTGGTGCCAGTGATAAAGAACTGGCGCAGCAGCTAACTTACCAGATTGATGTGCAATCCGGTGATCGCATGCTGTGTAAGCAGATACAACAAGCAATCAAAAAACACATGTACTCGTTAGGCTTCTCGCAATTATCCGAGGGGCTTGACGAGTTTTTTAGTGACACGAAACGGTATGTCGATGCACGGCGATATCGAACTGTCACACAGCTTTATGACGCTAACTATTAGAAAGGAGTCATCACATGACTTTAGTACATTTTCCACGCATGACCATTCAACCGTTTGACGCTACCGGGGTCCCAAATGGAGAACCAATCGTTGTTCAAGGGGATACCAACAAAGGCGGTACCATTACAGCTGAAATCTCTGGGTTGTCTAGTAATCCACTGAAGACAGCTGCATCAGATATTGAATATTGGATTTCACAAGAAGGCGTTGGTGAGGTTTCGGTAGACTTCACCCTGATTGACTTGCCATTTGACGCAGAAGCGAAAATTCTCGGTCAAAAGACTACCGAAGCAGGCATTACCTATGTTGGTAATGACACTAACCCACCATACTGCGGCGTTCTTTTGGAAGCAGAAAGTTTGGCTGGGGACAGCGCATACTTAGGCTTCTTCCGCGGCAAGTTTGMCAAGGACAAAGAAACCTTGAATACACAAGATCCAGCTGACAAGAAGGCACCAGAAGGCGATAGCTATACGTTTACTGCGGCCGGTTCACCTGATGATGGTGATCAAAAAGGTGAGTACGTTGCTAAATATGTTGGGTCTGATGCAACAGCTATTAGCACGGTGAAAGCGCAGGTTTTAAAGGCAACCCCAAAACCGTAACGGTGTCTGGGGTATCTCTGACACCGGCAACAGCTAGTGTAAAGGTTGGAGCAACCACCGCATTGACGGCTACAGTTAGCCCAACGGATGCAACTGACAAGTCTGTTAGTTATGCATCCAGCAGCACAGCAGTCGCTACTGTCAACGCTAGTGGCCTTGTAACTGGTATTTCGGCTGGCTCTGCTACCGTCACTGTGACGACACACGACGGAAGCAAAACAGCAAGCACTGCGGTAACCGTAACTGCTGCTTAAAAATAAAATTGTCGCCTCAGAAATAAACAATGCTGATTGAATTCAGGGCGGCATCTAAAATAAGGAGATTTATCATGCTAAAACTTGATTTACGTAATAAAGATGGCAAGGTTGAGCACTTTCAAGAAACATTCGTGCCCGCCTTAAAACTGATCGAAGGCTTAAAACTAACTCCCGAGAACTTTCCTGATCTAGATGAATCAGATTGGATGGAAAAAAACGCAGAATTTATGGCTTCTTGTTTTGAAGACAAAAGCGTAACTAAGCAACGAATTTTAGACGGCGTTGCCGCTTGGGACTTCAACAAAGTATTTAACACCTTCAATCAGCAGCTTTTCGGGATTGACCCAAAAAAAGTGGCAGCGAGCGAATCAGCAGAAAAGAAGCATTAAATCAAATCTACAAAATGATTCGTTCGGTCGTTACAAACGTTCCGGGGTTCACGATCAATGACATTATGAAAACTGATTGGGAGACGCTACAAGAGGTGCTGCTGCAAAGTGAACCAGAAAAAGAAAAGGCAGTCTCACTTGCCGACTTTATCAAATCAATGTAGGAAGGAGGAAACAAATTGGCAGAACCATTAGGTCAAATGATGATCGAGCTTGGGCTTGATGATACCAAGTTCGGTAACGGTCTGAAGAACGCCAAGTCACAGTTGAAATATTTCGGGTCTGAGATGAAAGCTCAGGCCTCTTTTTATGACGCTTTTGGAAGTAAAGTAGACGGCTTAAGTGCTAAAGAACAAGGCTTGACCAAGATGATTGCTGCACAGTCAAAGGTTKTAGCTGAATCTAAGAAGGCGTACGACGGATCACTGACTTCAAAAGGCGAAATGACAAAAAGTTCSGCTAGACTTGCWGCTAATTTTGAAGCCGAACAAGCAAAACTTGCATCACTGGCTAAACAGTACATCAGTACCGCGCAAGCAGAAGCGGAAATGAGTGTTAAAACAACCGGTGTCACCGGTGCAATTAACAAGCTTGGTACGGCCCAGATAGCTATTGGCAATCGCATGAAGTCGCTGGGCGATAGCATGACTACTGGCATAACCGTTCCTATAGCTACAGCTTTTGCAGCAGCCACAGCCAAGGCTATTGGATTCCAAAATAAACTTTTGGTAATCAAAAACCTTTTAACTACTGGTGGTGAGTCGGCAAAAGAGGCTATTTCTGGCGTCAATAAAATGCAGTCGGACGCCATTCAATATTCCAACCATTATGGTGTATCAGTAAGCAAGATTGCTGATGGCTATGAAGAACTTGTACGACGTGGCTATACGTCTAAACAAGCTATCGCTGCCATGAAAACAGAACTCCAAGGTGCTTTGGCATCAGGCGATGATTTCAATGATGTTGTTTCCGTGGCATCATCCACATTGGAATCATTTGGTATGAAATCAAGCAATACTGCAAAAATGACTAGAAACACCAAGACAGCCGTCAATGAGCTTGCATATGCGGCCGATCTGACAGCTACTAACTTCCAGGACTTGGGTGTTGGTATGTCATATGTTGGTGCTACTGCTCACCAAGCTCATTTCACCTTGTCGGAAGCCGCATCTGCTTTGGGTATTTTGTCTAACAACGGTGTAGAAGCAGATAAGGCTGGTACTGGGCTGCGTAAAGTCATTGTCAGTTTGAACACTGCAGTCAAAAATATTGGCACCAAAAATGACGTTCTTGCCAGTCTTGGCATCAAGAAAGAAGAAATCGTCGGTTCTAACGGTCAGCTCAAGAGCTTGAGCACTATCATGGACGTACTCAATCAGCACACCAAGGACATGAGTGCGACTAAAAAAGCAGCTGTATTTAATAGTCTTTTTGGTACCACTGGTCAGCAAGCCGGTATTATTCTCGCACAAAACAGCAAACAGTTAGCTGAATTGAATAGCCAGGTTGATAAGGCTGAGAAAAAGAACTATGTGGGCAGCTTATCGGAAAAGAACCTTAAGTCTGCTCAAAATCAGTTAAAAGTTCTGCAACAAAATGTTGAAAACTTGGGGATGACGCTTGCACAAAAAGTTCTACCTAGTGTGCAGCCCATTATCAAGGATTTGACTGATGCTGTTAATTGGTTTGGTAAACTAAATCCACAAGTACAGCAAAACATTGTTAAGTGGGGGCTATTGGCTGCTGCCATGGGCCCGGTGCTGAGCATTGGTGGAAGATTAACTACAGGGCTTGGGAAATTAGGTACCTCATCAGTTGGCCTTATTGCAAAAATAGCCGGATTGGGTGCTAAGTCGCAAGCAGCCAAGACGGTTATGGGTCAGTTAACAGATGCAACGGGTAATGTTGTAGGAACCTTGACGAAAGCTGGCGGTGCCGCAACCAATACAGGTGGCTTAATTGGAAATTTAGCCGGAAGAATGACTGTTGCCGCTGGTGAAACAGGCGTTTTAGGGAGCGCATTGACTCCGTTAGGGCTTGGAATGATAGCTGTAGCCGGCGCAGCAACAATTGGTGTCGTTGCTTGGGAAGGCTTCGGCAAACAGATGGTTGAGTCGTCGAACCGCGCTTCACGATGGGGCTCTGACATCGGCTCTGTTAATGATCAGGCAGCTAGCAAGTTTCAGGAAATGGAGCAAAAGGCGACAGGCTCACTAAACAACACCTCTAAAAACGCAGCTCAAAATGCAGCGGATATTGATAAGTCTTTTAAGACTATGCTTGATGATACTGCTAAGCGATTATCAGACAATTCAAAGCAAGTTGATAATTTAGCAAAAAAGATCGGGGGTCTCGCAGGATCAACCTTGGAAGATAACTTCCAAGAGAGTGAAAAGTCTAAGAACAAAGCATTATCACAGATGAAGGATTACTACAGTAAAGTTCAAGCTATCACGAAGAATGCCTCAAAAAACCATCGTGATATCACCGAAGACGAAAAAAGAGAAATTGAGAATCTTCAGGTGCAGATGGCCGAATCTGAGGTTAAAACTCTTGGATTGTCATCAAGTAAGCAAAAAAAGGTTCTTGCAGCTCTTACAGGCGACATTGGCAAAATGAGTTCCAAAGCATTGCTAGATGTTGATGTCAACATGACCGATGCTCTTAAAAAGTCTAGAGACAGCGAAAAGTCTTATTTTGCGCAGCTTAAAGAACTGCATGATCAGCATGTTATCGATGATGCCACATATTATCAAACAAGATCTGACTTACGGGCACAGTTTGCAGAAACAAGCCAGCAACAGTTGATTGCAGAAGCAAGAGTTAGTGAACAATATGCTAAGAAAACTGGCGTTAGTCACAAGCAATGGCTTGCCGAAGAAAAACTTTATCTGACAAATACCATGGGTCTTACCAAGTCTCAGGCTAATGCCGTATTGGACGCTTACGAAAAAACTGAGCAGGCCACAAATGCAACAATAATTTCAATCGGAAAGCTTAGCGGAAAAGCTAAAAAAGCGGCAGAAGCTTGGAATGAACTTGTTTTTGATCCCAAAACAGGACAGCTAAAGACCAACGCCCAAGACGAAGTTACTAAGGCCACTAAAAATGCTGATAAGTGGAATCAAATTAAGCTGCTAGTTCGTGAAGGTAAAATGACTGAGAATGGCGCAGAAATGATTTCTAACGCTTTGATTAGTCAAAAACGATGGGACGATTTAACCTTTCTTGAGAAACACGCGAAGCTTAATGATGAAACCAAAGCTGCTATTATTTCTGCTATGGCTTCTAACAAACAATGGAATACTAAGGATTGGAAGACCGCAGTACTGTTAGCACGTGACGCAGCAACAGCGGAAGTAATCAAGTCGCTTAACAGCATGGGCAAATGGCAGTCACTTGATCCTAGAGTTCAGCAAATGATAGCACAAGACGGCACGGGGGCAGCGGTAGTTTCTGCGCTAAAGCAGATGGGAATGTGGAACGGTCTTCCAGAAAAAGTCAAAAACTTGTTGGCTATCGATAACGCATCCTACCCATCAAAACAAGCTACAGATTCTGTCAATAGTTTCCCGACTGGGGAAAGAAAGATAAAACTGATTGCAGAATATGCAAAAGTTTACGATGACTCTCGCAGTTGGAGTGCTGCTGACAGAAGCGCGATGGGCTTTGCAAAAGGCACAAATAATTTTACCGGCGGCCTCGCAATGGTTAACGATCAAAAAGGTCCAACGTTCCGTGAAGCTATTATCCACCCTAATGGTGGAATTGAGATTCCATTTGGTCGTAATGTGATTAAACCAATTGAGAAACATGCTCAAATTGTCCCTGCAGGGATGACGGCTAGAATGTTTCCAAAGTTGCCTCAATACGCCAATGGTAAAGACATTCCAGCAAACGCAACAGCACTTAGCCTAGCAAATCAAGTGACTCAATCATTGGTTGGCCAACAGCCAGTTAGTGTCAGCAATTCTTTAGATACAAAAAATCTTGAAAAGTTGCTTATGTCTATTCAGTCTATGATGTCGGCGCTGATGCAACGCGATACAACTGTCGAAGTTGGCGGACGCGTAGTTGCACAAGTTCTGTATCCATATCTTGATCAGATACAAAAAATTAGTGACAAGAGGCAAGCACGAGGAAGGGGCATCACAAGTTGAAAAAAGTTATTACGGTAACATTCGGAGATGTTGATTTGTCTCCTTATTTTATCGTGTCAAATGTTACAATGCCTTTTTTATATAAGGACAACAAATACGACCAAGTCGGCCTATCTGACGGGGAACAACTGACTTATTCGCGCAATGCTAAAACACCAATTACAATTGAAGGCACAATACTTTCTGAAAATTCAGACTTAACAGTTGCTGAAACGCGAGATCAGCTTATTTCATTGTTAAGCGGAAACGTGACAAAGCAACTAAAACTATCGAATTATCCAGGCCGCTACTTCGATGCAATATTTGAAGGAACACAGGAATATGATGGAACATTTGATTATATTGCTAAAGTTGATTTGGTATTCATGGTTCCCGATGGCATTGCGCACTCGGTAGCCACGAAGACGTTTGACAATATGCCATACAAGGACACAAGCAATTTATTACTGGAAGATCCAGTTGGCACTCAGGTTGCTACTGGCGATGATTGGCTGATCACAACTATAGGCCACTTTAATGGAAAACCGGGTAAGCAATATACAGCCAGTGTGAACCTAGAACAATTAGACAATACCGTTTCATTTCAAGCTTGGACTGGAGACGCCAATGGCGTGCGCCAAAATCTTATTTCTACAGTAGCCTTTAGTGCAACTGGGAAAGCCACAATAACATTCATTGCACCCGAAAATATAGATTACTCTACAATACTTTTACAACTTGCTTGTTTTAATGGAAATGCATCTGGATCATATTCTTGGAGCGAAACAAAAGTAGAGCTAGGCGATAAGGCAACACCATACAAGGACGTGCCAGTGAACTTTGCCATAGCTTCACACGCCAGTGGATCCAACACGACCTCAAAAGATGAATATCCCATTCATATGCAACTTTCAGAAGACTTGTCAGGGAAGAACATTACTACTGTGGCTAAAGTTATCGTCACTAATTATCAGGGGGAGGTAGATTCCACTAATAGTAGTGGGCCATGTATTGATGTAAAAGACGGTTTCTCTACCAACGACTGGACGGGATTAATTAACAAGATTCCCATCACCGGAAATGGCGTGTATACATCAGTGCCGAGGACAATGACCAAAAATTCGTTAACGGGAACAGCCAATCAGATTTATGTTGAAATGTACAATCTGAATGCCACCATCGAGATTTGGATTAAGCTTGAAATAGGCACCACATCTTCTCCATGGTCGCCTAACCCAGCTGATCCTGAATACTATACCAACACCATTACGGTGCACAATGGCGGCACTTATCCTGTTGAGCCAGTTATTACGGCAACTATGCATGCGGATAACGGCATGGTTGGGCTTGTTAATGATCGCCCGGGTATTCTCCAATTCGGCACGCAAGAAATTGATGGTTTCATCACCGAAGAAAGCGAAGTAGCACTTGATTTGGCAGCCGTGCAAGGCTCACATATGGATAATCAAGCCGCCACAAACAATCCCTATTGGGGTGGTGATCCTAGTATGCCTAATGAACAGGTTGGCAACGCGATTTGGACTCATGACGATTATGATGGCTGGAAGGTTGAGCCTAATTGGCCCAGTATTACTGGCGACCACAAGTATTGGAACGGTCCTTCAATCAAGCACAATCTCGTCCAGACGCATAACGGTAACTTCAAGAGCAATCTGACTTGGGACGTTATGACACGTTTTCAAACTGGTGTCTCAAAGGTTGGTGCGCTCGAAACAACGTTAGAGAGTGACGGTAAGCCAATTTTCCAGATGATACTGAAGGATAATAGCGCATTGTCCGATCAGCTTTGGTGGATGTGTTACTACAAAGATCAGCTAGTCGTCAATGAACAGTTAGATCGCAGCATTTTCACTAATGACAAGTTCATTCAGTTGGAATTACAGAAATTTGGTAATTCAGTTGTTTTCCGAGTGTCCCCATGGGTTGGCAATCAAGGACGAGAGACGACTATTACCCGTCAATTCACTTTTGCGGACGCTGCCGATGTTGAGACCAAGCAATTCTCAACGTGGTTCATGCGTGACAAGACATGGGGAGAGTCGACTATGTATCTGATTGCGTCCACCGTCAAATGGCAGAACGTTAGCTGGTATACGAATATCAAGAATCGTTTTAGCAATGGTGATGTTCTCAAGATTGATGTGGCTAACGCTAAGACGTACTTGAATGGTTCTCTTGACCCAACCATGCACACGCTCGGTAATCAATGGGAGCAATTCAAACTGCCACCCGGTGATACTAAGATTGCTATCACGCCCTCGAGCTGGGCACAACCATTTGCATGTGAAKTCGAGATAAGGGAGGCMTGGCTATAAATGAAGTATTACTTTGCAGATCGAAAATCAAACATTTTGGGTGTKGGGTCGACTGATGGCAAAGGCGAATGGCGAATTRACAACGATATAGAAACACAAAGTGTTGACAATCGTCCTGCGGTCGGTTTGTCTCTTGATATTCACTTCACAACTGATCAGGAACAAGCAGTCAATGAGATGGCCAAAGCAACCAACTTCATCATGTATCAAGACGAAGAAGGCAATGCTCACCAAATGGTGATTGAATCGGTTGACCACAATTCGCTAGGCCACATTCACTCAATTGTTGCCAGCGATGCTGGTAATGATTTAATTAACGAAACAGTTGGCGCCTTCAAGGCCGACAAACCATATACCATTTCTGAGTACATTACAAGGTTCACGAATGACTCCGGTTGGGAGATTGGCATCAATGAATTTCCAGACAACGTTCGAACGCTTGAGTGGACTAGTGAGGAATCATCGTTGGCTCGCATTATTGCCGTAGCAAAAGATTTTGATGCAGTGCTTAGCTTTGGCTTTGAGTTTGTTGGAACCAATTTGGTTAAACGCGTCATTAACATTCGACATGAAGAGGCCGGCGATAGCTTGATCTCTTTTGAAATGAATAAGGACATCAACAACATCGTCACGCACCTCGATACCTATGACATGGAAACATCGATCAAGGCTTATGGAGCGGTGCCAGAAAGAACGGATGGATCAACTAATCAGGATCCAATCAACTTGATCGGCTACAACTGGACTGATCCAACGGGACAGTTTGTGCTTGATCAGTACGGGTTCTTGCACGATACCATTGCTGTGCAGAAATATTCACGTTTGTTAAGCAACAGCAACCCTAACCCAACACAGTCTGACTGGAATCGGGTTAAAACGTTTGATTCAAACTCGCAGGCGGCACTTTTGCAGGCAGCCCTGGCAGATTTGAAGAAATACAATCATCCGAACGAAACGTACGATATTGATTTGGTTAACTCACCATACGTACCACTGAATCAAACCGTCCACATCGCCGATGAAAACCAGCAACTATTCTTGTCGGCCAAGGTATTGAGTATTGAGCGTTGTCGCGCTAAACATTCTGTCAAACTGACTTTGGGCGAGTTTGCGCATGAAACAGTTAGCTTTGACGAACGCCTCAGTGAGCTTGCCAACCAGATGGCCAACATGCCCAAGACAATTCAATATTATCCTTGGCTTCGTTATGCCGATGATGATCAAGGAACAAATATGAGTGCCTTCCCAACTGGTAAGAAGTATATGGCAATCGTTTGGTCAAATAAGACATCCGTCCCAAGCGACAATCCGGACGATTACGCTGGTAAATGGGCACTGATTCAGGGAAAGGATGGTGATGACGGTGTTCCTGGTGCCAAGGGTGCAGATGGCCGTACAAGCTATTTCCACACTGCTTGGGCAGATGATGTGAGCGGTCAAAGTGGATTCACGGTATCTGGTGGTGATGGTAAAAAGTACATTGGTACGTATAGCGACTTCACACAGGCCGACAGCACCAATCCGAGTGATTACAATTGGGCGCTTTTTAAAGGATCCGATGGCGCGACTGGTCCACAAGGACCACAGGGTCCTCAAGGCATTCAGGGTACCCCCGGAAGCAAGGATGTGCCGTTTCCTTATGTACAGCTAGATGCCCCGGCAAATCCCAAAAAGGGCGATACTTGGTGGCACGGTACAAGCTTAAAGGACTCAACGGCCGTTCAGCACTATGACGGATCTAAGTGGGTAGATGACGGGATTGGTGAAGCAGTTTTGTTCATCAAAGAACTCAACTCAATTATTCTTAATTCCGCTGAGATTAATTCGCCTAATATCAACGTTCCTTTCCAACACGTGAGCATTGAAGGATCCGGGATATTGTCCAGTGGTTCCTTAACGCTCAACGGTGCCTCATATGTCATTTCCGGTAATATTGAGGACACCAATGGCAATCCAAACGGCCAAATCTATCATACGGAAGTAAATCCCGATGGATTACTGTCATACATTACGCAGACAGATGGAACAACACAAATGCACACCAGCAGAATTTCGATGGGTGTTCTTGAACTAACAGATTTGGTTAGCGGGCTTGGTAATTCTGCCAAATACATTACCTCTACCTTTACGGCCAATGATGCAGTTGACTACTATCACAAAGACTCTGGCATGGAAACAAACGATGTCAGCGGCCTCAATATCTCGTATTCGAGAAAAGGCAATAGTGTCACCATTGGGATTGCTTTCCAAATGAAGACTGGCAATGGATGGGTTAAGATTGCGGACATTCGACCGGGGTATAGCCCATTTAACAGTGATGATGCAGCAAGGTTGCTCGGTAGCATGTCGTATACGGGCGCAGCCTGTGAATTGTATGTTTCAGCGGGTGGAATTTACATTATTCCATGGCGTGGACAAGGCGGGTATGCTGGCAGCTTGAATTTCATTACTCATGATGCGTATCCGACCAATGATGCGGTGGTGAATTAAGATGAAGATTAAGATTTGGCTAGATGAGCAAAACCGCCTGACCAACTGGGCCTATGAAGCGGAAGATGCCAAAGTAGGATCAACAGAGGACGGTCAACAAATCATAGAGGCAACTGACGTGTCTCAGTTTTTTGAGGGTCACGCATCTCTTGTAGACGGTAAAATCGTTGCCGATGAGGGTTACGATCCGGCTAATGATCATCCACTTCCCGGACCGTCACCTGAACAGCAGATGATTGCCGCGCTGTATGCCCGTGTGACAAAGCTTGAGGATGGTGGAAAAAATGAGTGACTTTGAATTTTGTGGCACACTATATTCTTGGGGGTGCCCGATAGAGCAGTACGTGGGGCGGAAAATAACGGAGGACCAATACAAACAAATTACAGGCAGTGACTATGCCGCCAGCAAAAGCTAGCGGCTATTTTTATGGAAGGAAGTGATGACAATGTTAAATAAAATTAGAGATCACCCGACACATGCAGCACTCGCCATTGGCATGGTTGCCATTGGCTTGTTTCTAATCATCAATGACCATTATTTCATCTGGCCCCCACATTACTCTGACTGGTTAAACGATGACATTGTGGGGTTTTTGTTTGTCATTGATGGACTCGGAATTGGGGGTTGGGTGCTATGGGAAACACAGTTAGCAGTGACCAATCGTCTGTTGCTCACAACTACCAGCTTTTTAATGTCGTTCTTGACAATACTGCAATTCCTGACCTCGATCTCAACTGGAATATACTCAAATTGGATCAGCAATGCGATCATAACAGCCTTCGTGCTGATTCTGGCACGAAGGAGTGACAGCCGTGACAGCAGCGATAACCAAAGCAATAGTTGATTTTGCCCCGTATCTTGCCGGTATAGCATCGGCCGTTATTGCCTTCATGACCTACCGCGAGAGTAAACGGAAGAACAGGCATGATGAGCTTGAGGACATGAATGACAGATTACGCGCAGAAAATGACCGTTTGAGGCGTGAGAATGAGCGCCTCAGAAAGGAGACAAGCAAGCAATGAGGAAACTATATCTTGGCAACGGTGATAAGCAGTTCAAATTTGCCGATACTACCACTGAGATACATTTGAACGCGTTCGATGATGGTAGCGCAGCGGCCCTCACAGCAGATGCAAAGGTAAGAATCAAAAACGGCTCCGGATATTTGCTGGGGATAAGTGCCAGTATCACGAACAATCATGCTGTCATCACTAGTGGCCAATTGGCTCAGTTGCCAGTAGGCAGCTATCTGCTTGAGCTGTGGGACACCGTAAACGGCGGCACGGCCATCTATCCTAGTGATGGATTTTTGGCACTTCAAATCAACGAGAACGTCACTGGTCTTTCTGGGGGACTCGTCAGCAGCATTACGGTTGATGACTTCATTCAGCAATTCAGCGACCTAAGCCAGCAACTAAAACAAGAAGTTGCAGATGCTGTTGCCAATGGTCTGAAAGGTGATACGGGTGCTGATGGCCTATCTGCTTACCAGATTGCGGTCATCAATGGCTATCAGGGATCACAAGCGGACTGGCTCGCTTCTCTCGTTGGAGCAACCGGCCTAAAGGGTGATAAAGGCGATGCGGGGAAAGACTTCCAAATTGTGAAGACATTTCCGTCCATTGCTGAAATGAATGGTGATGGCTTCTCTGATGGTGATTTCACCATGATTGCGAGTGATGTCAATGATCCAGATGACGGCAAGCTTTACGTTTGGAACGGCACCAGTTTCACATATATTGCCGACCTAAGCGGTTCCCAAGGGATCAAAGGTGACACCGGGGAGACTGGTGACAAGGGTGACAAAGGCGATACTGGAGACCAAGGGCTTTCTGCATATCAGGTTGCCGTCAATGCTGGCTTTTCTGGCAGTGTCAATCAATGGTTGGCCTCTCTCGTTGGCGCTAAAGGTGACAAGGGTGACAAAGGTGATGATGCCGTCATCAATATCATCTCGCAAGCTGATTATGACGCATTGGCTGACAAGTCCGGCGTCTACTTTATTGAGGGGTGATTGAATGCCAACGATCAATGGTAGAGCATGTGTTGTTAATGGCGTGCCAGTAGACAAGGTGTTCAGCGATGGTAGGCAAGTTTACGGCAGAAATCTGCTTGCTGATTCTGGCTTTGAATCTGGAAATGTCCCAGCAAACTATGCTTGGGGCGTATCAGATAATAGGATCAGAACTGTTAAAGTTATATCAGCAACTGATACATGTCCTACACCGTTTGGGAATTATATGCTAAAAATTGATATCTTCAGTAATGATGCAGCAACAACCTTAGATCAATATGCTTTTTATCCAATCACACCTGTTCTTATCAAAAATGGTGAAACATGGACATATAGTTATTATTATGCAAGTGCAGGGACCGCTACTGGACAAGCATCTGACTATTTGCTGACAGCCGATACATCTCCGCTTTTTGCATTGTCAATGGCGCATTCCTCGCGGGAAACTTCGGGAGGTCAAACAACGTGGCATCGTTTTGTAAAAACGTGGACAGCGGATAGAGACGTTACTGTAGCCGCTTTGCGATTTGGATTCATTAGAAAATCAACAAATGGGGCGGGCTGGATTTGTATTGATAATATCAAGCTAGAACAAAATCCCACTGTTTCACCTTGGACACCGGCGCCAGAAGACGTCATGTAATCTAGAAAGGAAAACAATCATGAATAATTTGACAGAACTTTTGGTATCACTTGCAGTAGCAGCAATCCCAATCATTGGGGCTTGGATCTCAAAACAGTTGCTGGCTAACAAGCAGGCATTGGCCTTGGTAAAGGTATTAGGCCCATTGGCAAATGCTGCGGTAACAGCGGCAGAACAGCTTGGTGTGACAAAAGCGATTGACGGTGCGGTTAAGAAATCGACTGCCATTCAAGCAGTGAAAGATGGCTTGAAGTCGCTTGGTTTCACCAGCACAGACGAGCAGACAATTGCCAACGCGGTTGAACAGTCCTACGCGGACTTGAAAGACAGCTTAGCAGAAACCTATCCACAAAAGACGGTTGATCAGGAAGCATCTAATCAAGACAAGGTAGCATCCGCAGCTCAAGCAGCCGCGGATGCAGTTAAGGCTCAACTGGCCCCTGCTACAGCAACTAATGAGGAGGTGAAATAATATGAGTTACACCATCAACAAAGAGTTTGCTTTGGGTGCAAATGAAGGCTCATCGCAAGTAGCTAATCGGCTTTACATTATCCTACATGATGTAGGCGCCGAATCTGGCGCGCGTGCAAATGCTGCTTACTTCAAAAACAATATTGCTGCTGAAGTTGCTTATACGGCATTTGTTGTAGGCGATGGCGGTCAGGTTTATCAAGTTGGCGAACCCGGTTATGTTCAATGGGGCGCTGGGGCAGTTGCAAATGCCAACAGCCCGGTCCAAATTGAATTGGGACACACTAGTGATCCCGAAACTTTTAAGAAAGATTATGCCGTCTATGTTGAGCTTGCACGTGATATGGCTGCTCAATATGGCATTCCGACTAGTTTGGACGCTGGCGGTGCTGGAACACCTGGCATCAAGTCTCATTTGTGGGTAACACAGCATATTTGGGGTGATCACACTGATCCATATGGGTATCTGGCTCGATGGGGTATTACGAAGGAGAAATTGGCGGCAGATCTGGCTAATGGCACAACTACTGTCAATCCGTCCCCGAGTGCACCAGCGGCAGAAAGTTTGCGGCCACAAGCAATTGTAGCTGGCAATGTCAACGCGACCTACGCTCTGCACTTGCTCGGTGGCAGTTGGCTTGATGAGGTTACTAATTTTGGCTCTGGTGACAATGGATTTGCGGGATTGCCTAATCACCAGCATGATCTGCTGTACATTCGCGTTGATCATGGTAGTGTTAAGTATCGTGTTCACACAGTCAAGAGTGGTTGGCTGCCTTGGGTAACCAAAGGTGATCGCAATGATACGGTCAACGGCTGTGCCGGTATTGCTGGTGAAGCGATTGATGGAGTCCAGATCATCTTTCTTACTCCTGCTGGTGAGCCGTACGAGCAAGCGTATTACCGCAGTCAGACGATACAACGGGCTGGCTGGCTCGGCGTTGTGTGTGATGATGGCACGAGTTTGCCACAGTACACAGACACATACGCCGGCATGTTTGGAGAACCGCTTGATCGTTTGCAAATCGGTATTAGCTCGATCAGTCCATTTTAAGTACATTGCAAAAAATCCCTCTGCTCGCTAACGCGGGTGGAGGGCTTTTTGTGTATGTGATTTCTTACTTGTGTCTAAAGTTTTCACTGTGTATAGTATGCAATGAAGAGGAGGTGGTTCAAATGCCGTCCACAGACTTAAAAGTGCATTATCAGGGAGAGGCCTTAAAGAATAATCAGATGTCAGTTGAGACGTATCACTGAGTCGGA